TTGTGGCTACTACTAAAGTTATAGTTTAATGTTTAATGCAATAAATAGAATTCTTTACAAAAATAAAGAATTTGATATTTCTAGTGTAGACGTAGATAAGGAATTTCAACCGTTCCTTATTCAGCGTTGGTGTTCAATGCATTCCACACCAATTACCCAACTTATTAACGACACTACTAATAGATATTGGAATAATTTAGAGAATAATAAAGACTGGTTTATTGCTCTAGATACTATAATTCCAGTATGTAAATTTAAACGTATCAGTTATATTAAAAAAACTAAAAACGATAACAATAGAAAAAATAATAGTGTTCTTAAAGTTGCAACCAACCTTGAAATTTCTAGTAGAGAGGTAAATCAATACATAGAGCAATTTAATTTAAAAATACCAAATGAAGAAAAATCTACAACATAAATTAGAGCGGGATTTAAAAGGAAGTGGTTTAAACCGGGAAGACCGGAACAGCGCACTTGAAGCAAACGAAGCAGTTGAAACGGATAATACTAAAGGTTTAGTACGTCTAGAAAGTTATCTAGGATCAGATATTAACCTTTCAGATTGGCATTTAGATTCTCTTTTAGACGACATTATGATGTGTCAATTTGCTGACTGTAACGATGATAACACTGCTATTATGAGAGAAGGTATATTTGTACCATCTAATGTTGTACAATCTGCATGGAGAGTAGCTAAAGTAATACTAGCTGGACCCCGTTGTAAAACTAAAGTAGGAGAACATGTTATATTTCCAAGTAATTTTGGCTTAAAATGTGCAAAAATGAACGGATTAAAAAATATAGTATTTCTTAATGAAGAGCGTATTTTTGGTAGAGCTAAACCTGCTAAGTAATATGGATGTCTCCAGGAACACTAACACAAATTCTTAATAGTAACGCTGTTGAACTCAGATTTATAAGACGTAGACCGCTACCCGGAGACACTTTTCGTAGAATGCTTGCTACAAACGATACAAATTTATTAAATAGTACTCCGGGGCGTTTAGCGCTAAACTTTCACGGAGCTCCAGGTCGTTTAAAATTCAGTCCAGAGCAAAAAGGACTAGTAATGACATGGGATATATTTTTACAAGATTTTCGTTTGGTTCCAGCAGAAAGTGTAGAAGTGGTTAGTGTTATAAAGACTACCCCCCCAGAAGAATTTTGGAATTACTTTAATAAAGTTTTAGCAAAAATGTCTACATCTCAAAAAGTACAATTCATGCACACATGATAGATAAAATCGACAGTCTACTTAAGCCTTTTTTGCAAAAAAACGTTATTTTTAGTACAAAAAACAAAAACTACAAGAACGGTAAATTACTCTTGTATAAATTATCTGGTAATTATTTGTCTTTTATTGTAGTTAATGATAAAAAAAGAGAGACATTTGAGATTCCGTTTCCGTACGCGGCTGATATTGCTAATAATAAAATAATATTTGATTATCGTCTAGACACTCTCGCAGAAAACGACTATGAATTGTTGATTGCGCTAAAAGGGGTGTCTAAAGTAAAAAATAGTAAGTTTTATGATAGTGTTTTAACGATTTCGTCCTTGTAATTTGCGTAACTTGTGCTATACTCTATCTTTATAATAAATGAAGATAGAAAAACCTATATTAAGTTACTTTCCTGAAAACTGTACCCCTCGGGAACATCAAATATCAGGATTAAATCAGATACAAGAAGCAATAAATGCCGGTAATAAGTTTATTATTGTTCAAGCACCTACTGGTTCTGGTAAATCTTTTTTTAGTAAAACATTAAGCAACACAACAGATATTGCTGATAAGGAATATATAAAGTTAGTTGAAAATTATCAAGCTTATGATAAAGATTTTGAAGGTGCGTTTGCTAGATTTAAACCACATGGTTTGTTTGCTTTAACTACTACTAAGGCATTACAAGATCAATATAAAGATTTGTTTAAAGATAGTGTTGTTTTTAAAGGTAAAACCAATTATCAATGCGAGGTTGATACTAGTTTCACTGTAGACCACGCCCCCTGTGTAATTTCTCCCAATCTTAAGAAAAAGTGCTGGGGAGATTGTATTTGTCCGTATTATGAAGCTAGAAACGATGCATTAACAGAAAAATTTACTATTTTAAATTATGCTTCTTTCTTTAATTTACCTGATCATCTTAAAAAACGTCAAATTATAGTGTGTGATGAAGCGTCTGAGCTAGAAGATGAGATAGTAAAGAACTTTTCTACTTATATTAACTACAGGCAATTTGATTTTTTAGGGGTTTCTATAGATAAACTTACTTCTGAAGCGCCCAAAAAGGTACTAGGCTGGTTGTCTGATGTCTGTTCTTCTTTAGAAAGTTCAATCGGGGAGTTCTCCGATAGACCGCGATACGAGAAGCACAAAGCAGAGCTGATTAAACAGCAGCAACGTAAAGATCTTTATGAAACTGTAATACACACTATTAATCATTGGGAAGATGCACAGTACATTGTTGAAAAGGATGCTGAAAAAGTACTTGTTACACCGCTAAGGGTTGACAAGCTTACTGCATGTTTGTTTGATTATGCTGATGTAGTAGTATTAATGAGTGCAACTATAGTTGATCGAGACATATTTGCTAGGAATCTCGGTATAACAGATTACAGGTATTTAGAAGTACCGTCTACTTTTGATGCTAAAAAGAGCCCTATAGTAATGAGTAGCAAGTATCCGTTAAGTCAAAAGACGAAAGAGGTAAATTTACCTAAAATTATTGATGAAATTATAAAAATTGCAGAACATCACAAAGACGAGAAAGGTATTATACATACTCATTCATTTGAAATTACTCAAGCACTACAGAACAGGCTTAACGGCAAGAGATTTTTGTATAGAGAAGAAGGTACCACTAATGAAACTATAGTAAAAGAACATAATTTACGTACAGACCCCACTGTTTTAATAAGTCCGTCTTTAACTATGGGATTAGATTTAAAAGGAGACTTGGGTAAATGGCAGATTATTATAAAATTACCGTATCTTTCTAGAGGTAATAAACGTATTAACTTGTTGTTAGAAAAGGATCCAGATTGGTATCGTATGAAAATGTTTATTACCCTAATACAAGCTGCAGGTAGATGTACTAGAACTAAAGAAGATGAAAGTATTACCTATATTTTAGATGGATTATCCACTAAAGTTGTAGCAGAAAATAGAAACATACTACCAGGACATTTCTTAAATAGAATCATATAAGTATACGCAGTGCAAGTATACAATTACAACTGGGAAATTAAGGATATATTAACGCAATTCCTACAAGCGTTTGACGGGGCTATAGTGAAACGTTTTGATAACAAGCGTAAACCTGGAACTGCAGTTGCAGTACGTTATGTATACTCTCCTAAAGAAAGAGTTTTAAATGATTTAGTTAATAAAGCACAGACTATAACGATTCCCGCGGTAGCATTTAGCATAGGTTCAATATCTCGGGACGTTAACAGGGTATTTAACAAAACAAATGGTTTTTATTATAACCTTAATTCTACCGATACAGAATCCATACACACTCTGCAGCCAGTACCTATTAATATAGTTGTTAATATTAGTATTTTAACAAAATTCCAAACTGACATGGATCAAATATTATCTAATTTTGTTCCATGGAGTGATCCTTACTTTATTATTTCTTGGACTAATCAAGCTATGCCCGGTAACGAAATAAGAACTGAGGTTCTCTGGGACGGTAATTTAAGATTAAAGTATCCTTTTGATATTAACAATAATCAACCAACCCAAGTCACTTGTGATACTAGTTTTACTATTAAAGGATGGTTATTTAAGTCTGAATCAAGCCCAGCGGGTAGAATATTTAAAATAGATAGTAATTTTTATGCAGTTTCTGCAATACCTGCAAATGAAAGTGCATACGGAGAAATATACAATGCATTAAACGGGTTACAAGATACAATTTACAATGAAACTGAAACAGTTTCTGCTAGACCTCAACCCGCTTATGTATCTAAGTACACAACTGTAATAGGTTCTTCAGGTACAGTAGTCATATACGGAGATATGTTAGGATATACTAACGCAGTTTATGTAAGTGGTGCACCGGGTATGTTTACTACTACTACTACAGTTACAACGTTTTTAAGTTCAACTTCCCTATCTGCTAAATATCCAGCTTTATACAATGTTACTCCAGTATTAAATTATTATATAGAATCTAGTAACAAAATTGTGGTAACATACCCTGCCCCTCTTATTGAAGGAATAGTAGATGTTATAATATTCAATGAAGCAGGTTACTCAAGCATACTTCCAAATTTTGCGTTATGAAAATATTTTCTATAAATCATCCTGAAATATATCCGTTTGTTTATGGTATATCTACATACACTTTATCGGCAGGTCCTAATTTAATATGGAACAATGCTTATTATATTTACTGGGACGAAATTAATGCTACATGGGATGAGGCTGTGTAAGTAATATAAGACTATGGCCAATATTATTACAATACAAGGTACAGACACACTTAAAAATAGCCGTCCAACTATTAACAATAATTTTAATGCATTAAATACTGATATTATTGCGTTAAGTGCATTAGGTGTTTCAGGTTATTCAGGTTTTAGCGGTATAGGTACTTCTGGCTATTCTGGTACTAATGGTTCATCAGGCTATTCAGGTACTAATGGTTCATCAGGCTATTCAGGTACTAATGGTTCATCAGGCTATTCAGGTACTAATGGTTCATCAGGCTATTCTGGTAGTAGCGGTAATATCGGAATATCTGGCTTTTCTGGTTATTCAGGGGCACAAGGCAATAACGGTAATGCTGGTGCTTCTGGTTTTAGTGGTTATTCTGGATCTCAAGGTCCAGCCGGTCCTGCAGGTAATTTTATAGCTAAAGATTGGTTATATTTTAATGCAACTGGTGGTTCTGTGGTTCCAGCAAACAGCATATACACTTTAAGCGGTACAGTATTATCTGCAGGTGCTATTTCTTATAATAGTGCCAATGGTTATGTTACATTAGCAGCTAATAAAACTTATAATTTAAGAGCAGCATTGGCATTAGCTAATAATGTATCTAGTGGTGAAATAGATTATCAATGGATAAATGTTACTAACGGTAATACTAATATAGGTAATGCTGGTGGAGTATTGGCTGTAAATCTTGTTGCTTCTGCCAATTGGCAGCCAACAGCAGAAGCAGTAGTGACTACTACAACTCAAACACAAGTTGCATTAAAATCTACTTTTTCAGGTGCAAGCGCATTAAATCTCAGTTTTTGTTATTTTATAGTTGAGCAAATTGATACAGCCGGTAGCTATTATTCCGGTACTTCAGGCTATAGCGGTTTTTCTGGTACAAACGGTACTACTGGCTCTAATGGAGCATCTGGTTATTCTGGTTTCTCTGGTACAAACGGCACTATCGGTTCTAACGGAGCATCTGGTTATTCAGGTTTAAGCTACCCCAGTACAACAGGATCCTGGACATTATCTTCTGGTGCTAATACCGTAAGCTTTACAGTACCCAATGGTTACACTTATTCAATGTGGGTTAATGGTAATATTCCAAACGGTATTTGTGTGTGGAATGCAACCGCGACTGTTACAAATACTAACGTTCCTGTAATCGGAGTACAATATGCTTGGTATTACTTAACCGGGAACGCCTTAGTTCTTACCTCTATACCCACTCAAATTATCGGTACGGCTGGTACTATTAGTACTTCATCTCCAGCAGTTGCAAATACCAATGTGTTTACATTTGACATCACTAATAATAGCGGAGCTTCTCGGGTAATTAACTGGGGGTACACCAGACTTTGATAGTAAAACATCTTTGCATTTTAGCAAATCCAGTATATAATAACAACCTACAGTGTAAATATATCTAAATGGCTCAACCACAGCAAAACTTTTTTCAGAAATCTTTTAACAATTTTGTTAATAAACTGCCATACAACGGTAACTCTACAGTTATAGACAATATATCTGAATTGAATCCAAAGTTTGAGACATTCTGGAAAATAGGTACTACTCAACAAGAAAGAAACTTAAGACAAGCAGTTTCTATAGTGCAGGATCCTAAAGACCCTGCTAGTAACTTAAACGGTATCATAGTTGATAAGGGTTATCATGATTATCTTTATGCATTAATAGACTCTGATAAAGGTAAAAGAGTGGCTGATTATCGTATTATGGCTTCATATGCAGAAATAAGCCATGCTTTAGATGAAATTTGTGATGAAGCTTTAGTTAAAGACGATAAAGGCCAGTACGCTCAATTAATATTAAGTGAAAAGCTTGAATCTGTACAAAAGACAGAATTACAAAAAGCTTACCACCAAGTAATGGAAATGTTTAATTTAGATAATAAAGGGTGGGAGTATTTTAGAACAATTCTTATTGATGCAGAGCTATTTTTTGAAAACGTAATTAATGAAGATAATCAAGAAGCAGGTATTATTAGTTTAGTTCAAATACCTACTGAACATGTAAATCCTATTTTTGATAACGTACAAAATATGATTATCAAGGGGTATATACTTCAGAAGCCTGTACCTAAAGACCAACAAGCCGGTCAAGCAAATCAATTTAATAGAGGGCCTTCCGGTGGACCTAAAAAAGACGGTAAGGAAATTATTCCTTTAGAACGTCATCAAGTAACCTATTTACACTCTCATATTTGGAACGAAAACAAAACAATTCGTTTACCTTATCTTGAAGTGGCGCGTCGCGCATACAAACAATTATCTCTTATTGAAGATAGCATTGTTGTATATCGGTTAGTAAGAGCTCCAGAGCGTTTAGCGTTTTATGTGGATGTTGGTAATATGCCCGCTGCAAAAGCAGAAGCATACTTAAAACGTTTAATGCAAAATTACTGGTCAAAACGCACTTACGACTCTAATCAAGGTGGTAATGTAAATGTTTATGATCCTCAGAGTATGCTAGATAGTTACTGGTTTGCTCGCCGCAATGGAGAAACTGGTACAAAAGTAGAAACATTAAAAGGTGGTCAGAACTTAGGTCAATTAGATGATTTAAATTATTTTGTAAAGAAACTTTACAAAGCTTTAAGAGTACCAAGCAATAGACTTACACCTGATGCTAAGTTTGCTGATGGGGCTGAAATTTTAAGGGAAGAACTTAAATTTGCTAAACTTATTGTAAGATTACAAAGACATTTTGCTTCTACAATAAAAGATACTCTAATAACACATCTTAAGTTAAAAGGTTTATGGAAAGATTATAAACTCAAAGATAATGATGTTAATATTATTCTTAACCCGCCAAAGCATTTTGATGAAATGCGGGATCAACAGTTACTAGAACTTAAGTTTACTAATTTTAAAAATGCTACTCAAACAGAAAACACTATTTCAAAGACATATGCTCTTAAGAAGTATATGAAATGGAATGATGACGAAATACTAGCTAATAGAGAGTGGTTAAAGAAAGATGCTGGTTTTAGCTGGGAAATTGATAAAATTACAACTTTAGGTAAAAATTGGAAAGAAGCAATGACTAACGGTGTTGTTCCTGGTCAAGAAGGTGGTGCCCCTGGTATGGGTGGCGGTGGTGGTGGAATGCCTCCTGGTGCTGGAGGAGCTCCTTCATTTGGTCCTGGCCCTACAGGTAGACCTGAAACACCTGGTGTAGGTGGGGCTGAGGGCGGGGCCCCTGAACCAGGTAATACAGCTGGACCTACTAATGTGGGCGGTGGCGGAAGTGCTTTACCTACAGCTTAAGCAAATAAAGGGTTATATAGACAGGTTAACCGAGAAAAAATAAAGGTGGTTCTTGTACTTCTGACATACCACCCTTTAGTTCATCTTCTAAAGTTTTCTTTTCATTAATACCTTGGTTCATTAAATCAGAGTACTGTAATGAACCTTGTCCAAACAATTGAGTGTTACCGAATTTGCCACGAGTATTAGCAATAGAAATTTTTATTAACGCTTTAGCATATTCCATTACCCAACGCTCTTTTACTAGATCTCTAATAGGTCTTCAAG